CAACTACGCAATTAGATGTGGCTATACACGCCACAACCCGTTTGAGAAGGTGAGGAAGAAGGCGACAAAACATCGCAAGGTGATGTGGGAGCGTGACAACGTTCGTGCCTTCCTAAACGTAGCCTTCAGCCGCTGGCAATGGCGCAACATTGGCATTGTCTTTTACATGATTTACGAATGGGGACAACGTGTCAGCGACATCCTCAATCTCAAATGGGACAATATTAACTTCGACACCAACACTGTCACCATCACGCAGAGTAAGCGTGGCGCAACAGTGAAGTTGCCCATCTCTGAAGGGCTTGCTACAATGCTGAAGCAGCAACAGAAAGACTTCTTCTTGTCTTCCTATGTTGCCCCGCAGATGGTACGTAGGCAGGGCAAGTGGACACCGTACAGCATTGCCACGTTGAACAATCATGTCATTGACATCATGGCTGAAGCAAGGCTCGACAAGGAATTACAGCTTCGTGATCTTCGTCGCACTGCCATCACCGAAACCATTGAAAATGGTGGCGACTTGTTGACAGTGATGCAGATGAGTGGACACCAGCATGCTGCGTCAGTGACACCGTATTTCGTTCACACCCGGCGAGGCGCTGCCAAGGCTCAAGAGATAAGGCAGTTTCCTCAACATCTCATGCAGCAACCTACGCTGCTACAAAGGAGTGCAAGATGATTGAAGAAGCATTGGAAATATTGTTATGGGCTAGTCTTGAACGACCAACCCCATTGACAGAAGATGAACTAAGTAATGCTCTCATGGGACTTATTGTCCTTGTGAAGCTCGACAAAGAACGAAAGGTGATGCTATGACACCGAAGTTTAATACTGTCCTTGAATATGCCATCGAAACTGGCATCAAGATTGGATATGCACGTGCCCATAAGCACACGGATAAGCCTGATGAATATGTCATCTATCGCTACATCGAAGATGCTATCTGGAATGAAATACATGAATGGTTTGACTTCGATGAGAAGGGAATAGAATGAGCGAGATAGAACGCATGTGGGCGGCATTAAACCAAAAGTTTAATACCAATCGTCAATGGCATCTGCTTGACCCTATGGAGCAGATGTCAGTAGTGCAGGCAGTGAATGCCATTCTTTCAATTATTCATCGACGACAATGAACGATCTACGAAACGCTGTAATAAGTGCTCTAGACTTTCTAGAGTTTGGTGGAAGACGACATGATCGTGTTCTACACATCGATGCGCTGAGAGAGGCTTTGAGATATGACACCACTTCACCAACTGGTCCGGTCGATTGCAGACAATGTCAACATCTGGATCGAAAGAAAAACTGCGCGAGTGACCGACCTTGCTCCAATGGAGACGCATTCGTTGCCACACCGCCCCTACAGCTATACGCTACGGGTGAAGGTGAAGCGCTGTCGTGATATCTATTGGTATGGACGATACATTGGTGATACCTTTGCTGTTGTCTATCAAGATGCAGATCGATGGTGGGTGAGAGAGCCTGATGAATTTGGCTTTCTAAATTTCATCCTAAAAGATGACGCTGAAATAATTTGACATGGCATTTTTACGCACACATCTGTCATGTGATGAATGCGGGAGCAGCGATGCACGTAGCGTCAACGTGGACGGCAGCAGCTATTGCTTCTCCTGCAACCACTTCACTCCACCGGATGACGATGTTGTCATCGAATATTCCAAACCTGTAACGAAGAAAGTGAACATGAATTTCAAGAGTTATTTCGACGACTACTACTCTCCCTCCATCACTACTCGTAGGTTGACGAAGTCCACAGCCGAGCGTTATGGGGTGACGTCAGACGGCAACAACTATTATTTCCCCTACTACGACACCAACGGCACTCTCGTTGCTGCGAAGGTGAGGAGCAAGCAAGAGAAGAAGTTTTCCACTGAAGGTGAGTGGACGAAGGCATCTCTGTTTGGACAACAACTGTTCAGCAGCGGTGGCAAGTATGTCACCATCACAGAGGGTGAATTCGACACGCTGGCAGTGTTTCAGGCGACGGGTAGCAAATGGCCCTGCGTCAGCATCAGAAACGGTGCTACAGGCGCTCTAAAAGACTGCCGCGCTGCCTATGAATGGCTCAACAGCTTTGAGAACATAAATAAAGAAGCCATCTTCGTTCAGCGTTGGTGGAGTGCTGAGTCTTACATTCCAGATGGCATTGTTGCTGGTAATAATTTGTGGGACTTGGTGTCAACGCCACCAGCGCCAGCACAATGCATGTATCCGTGGGATGGGTTGAATGGATTGACATATGGCATCCGTCACGGAGAGCTTGTCACCATCACTGCCGGTAGCGGCTTGGGCAAGTCGCAATTGCTTCGTGAAATTGTTTGGCATCTGCTTCAGAACACCGAAGACAACATCGGGCTGATGTTCCTTGAGGAAGGCATTCGCAAGACAGGCTTGTCTGTGATGTCGCTTGCTGCCAACAAGCCTCTGCACTTGCCCGACACGGTGGCAAGCGAAGAAGAACGTAAGGACGCTTTTGATCGTACACTTGGCACAGGCAGGCTGTTCTTGTTCGATCACTTCGGCAGCACCAGCACAGATAATATTGTCAACCGTGTTCGCTACATGGCGAAGGCTCTCAATTGCAAATACATTGTTGTCGATCACATCTCTATCATTGTGTCCGCGCAAGACAATGGTGATGAGCGCAAAGCCATTGATGAGATAATGACAAAACTTCGCATGCTTGTGCAAGAAACTAACGTTGCGTTGTTTGTTGTGTCACATCTGAAGCGTCCGAATGGAGTTGGACACGAAGAAGGCGCTGCAACATCTCTTGCACAGCTTCGCGGCAGCGGCTCCATTGCACAACTCAGTGACATAGTGTTGGGTGCAGAGCGTAATGGACAAGACGACGATGTGACAAAGCGTAACACTACATATCTTCGCGTTTTAAAGAACAGATTCAGCGGACTCACCGACGCATGCTAGAGTACACTCCACCACCTGACGATGAGGAAGACGATGTTCTCTGACATTTTCTATAGAACAACAACTTTTCTTTCAGAATGACGATGTTCTCTGACATTTTCTACATGTGGCTACTCATTGTCATGCTCATCCTGAAGCAGTTTGGGGTGTAGCATGGAGTTGCTTGCCAATATCATCCACTTCCTTCTAACACTTCTTGAACTCTTCAGGATATTTTGATGGACTACATCTATGATCTGGAAACATACGGTAACACATTTACATTCTGCGCTGTCTCGGCAGATAAGTCGGAGTCTGTGCAATTTGAATGCTCTCCTCGAAAGAATCAAATCGGAGATATATTTGCGTTCCTTGATCGGCTTCACGAACATGGAAATCGCATGGTCGGCTTCAATAATATTGGCTTTGATTATCCTATCCTCCATGACCTTCTAAGTGTTCGTGATAAAGCCACTACTGTTGGTGGCAAAGCCGTAGCTGTACGTGCCTACAAGAAGGCGATGAGCCTCATCAAGAGCGAAGAGAAGTTTGAACACATCATTCGCACCGCTGATGAATACGTGCCGCAGATTGATCTGTACAAGATACATCACTTCGACAATAAGGCTAGAGCAACTTCTCTGAAGATGCTTCAGTTTAATATGAAGAGTGACACCATCGAGGACTTGCCCTTCGATGTTGGCAGTGACTTGACATCAGATCAGATCGACACGCTGCTCAAATATAATATGCACGATGTTGTTCGCACTCTCGACTTCTACAACGAAAGCTTGAGCGCGATTAAGTTTCGTGAAGAGTTGACACAGAAGTATGGGCGTAACTTCCTCAATCACAACGACACCAAGATTGGGAAAGACTACTTCATCATGCGTCTTGAAGAGGCACTGCCGGGTAGCTGCTACAAGTATGACGGTAAGAAGCGTTCCATCAATCAGACGAAGCGCAAGCACATCAACATCAAAGACTGCCTCTTCGACTATTATTACTTCCAGCGTCCAGAGTTTAAGGCTGTATTCAATTGGTTTGCGAAGCAGAAGATAACGGAAACCAAAGGCGTCTTCTCTGAGATTGATGAAGCTGCGTTGGGTGATGTAGCCCAATATGCAGCGCTGTACACAAAGCGTAAGAAGTTTGCGCGTGTGCCTTCGTTTGAAGACATTGACGAGTTCAAGAAAGAACATCCTCTCGGTTGGGTTGAGAAGGTGGAGTTGAAGGCTAAGAAGAAAGGCGAAACTCAATACAGCCATTGGATGTGCTGGAAAGAAGCTGACAACCTGAACGTAGTTGTTGACGGCTTCCGCTTTGACTTTGGCACTGGTGGCATTCATGGCAGCGTAGAGAACACCATCGTTGAGTCTGACGATGAATATGTCATCATCGATGCTGACGTTGCTTCGATGTATCCCAACGTAGCCATTGCCAATCGTGTCTATCCAGAACATCTCTCGGACAAGTTCTGCGACATCTACGAAGACGTCTACGAACAACGCAAGAGCTACCCCAAAGGCACCGCTGAGAACGCGATGCTGAAGCTGGCATTGAATGGTGTGTACGGAGACAGC